TACGCCTTAAAATTATTACCCATTGCCCCCCTAAATCGAATAGGTGGGGGGTTTTTTCTTGGGGGGTAGGGGGTTAGTCCCTTTCATTTACGGTGAGCGAATTTGAGGTCAGTACCAAATTTATATCGCTTAGATATATTTATATCGCTTCGATATACCAGAAAAATAAGAAAGAAGAAAATCACTTTCTTTCCCAAAAGAAATAAATAAAGAAAAGGGTTTCCTTCTACAAAAGAAGAAAGATATGATTATAAAAAATATTCCCGTACTGAAAAATTTATTAGAATTTGTGTAAATAAAATACCAAATATTACCGTACTGAAATACAAAGAAAAGGTAAAGGTTTTCTCTCCTTCTTCTTCCCCCCTATATAATATACTACGTATATAAGTAGTATATAGGTATATACGTATATAAGTATATACCCCCCTATTATTATTCTCTTATTCCTACTAAAAGAAATTGGTACTTTCCAAATTGGAAATTCCCAAAAGAAAGTTGGTATGAAATACCAAACCAAGATAGTGTAACTATCCCTTGAACCGCTAAATAAAGAAAAGAAAAATAAACTACGTGCCGGTTTTTAAAAGAAAAGATACCACCGCATCCGGAAACCGAAATGTATTACTCGCTGATTGTAATAAAACTATACTATGAAAGTTTTAATGTAGGTGACGGATGCCTGAGTTCGCTTCGCTCACAATTTATTATTGTAAAGATTTGTAAATATTTTATTAAAAATAATAAAATCTACTTGAGTAAAATTAAACTTTTGGTTACAATAGTAGTGTAAGGAGGAAAACATTATGAGTTTTAAATCAGGTTTACGTAGGCTTCAACAAAAATTACAAAGAACATTACTTCAACAAGCTGGAGCCGAAAAGGAATACAGAAGATTACAAAGAAGAATAAAGAAGGAGATGAACGGAGCAAGACCTTATCTTTATAGAGATATTGAACCAATGACATTAGGAGAACCAGTTTGTATAATCTTAGTATTAAATGAGCAAGATGAAATATTAGCTAAGGCTTATGGCTTTACAGTAGAGGAAGTAATTAAAGCTATGGAGGATTTCCTAAATGAATAGATTTGTAGTAATAAGTGATTGTCATATCCCTTTTCAAGATAAGTTAGCAATCAAAGCATTTTTAAGATTTATAAAAAAAGAACAACCAGATACAGTAATACTTAATGGTGATATTATAGATATGTACGACGTGTCGACATTTGATAAAGACCCTGAGAGAATAAACTCACTGCAAGGAGAGCTAGACGAGGCTATCGTATTCTTTAAAGGTTTAAGAAAATTACTTCCAGATGCAAAGTTAATTTTCATTAAGGGTAATCATTGTGCGAGACTTGAAAAATATTTAAAGAAGCATCCCGAGTTATTTAGTCTAGATGCTTTGAAATTACCTAATTTATTAAGACTAAAAGATTTTAATATTGAATACTGTGATAAGTATTATCAATTAGGTAGTTTAAAAATAACCCATGGTTCAATAGTTCGTAAGTTTGCTGGTTATACTGCTCACGCAGAACTAGATAAGAATGATTGTTCCGGAATATCTGGACATACTCACAGATTAGCAGTATACTATAAGAAAACTCCAAGTAGAAGTTTAATGTGGGCAGAGTCAGGTTGCTTATGTGAATTAGAACCAGAATATATAGATAACCCAGATTGGACACAAGGTTTTATTTACGGTACAATACATAAAGATAGTTTTTCTATAATGCCTGTTCCTATAGTAGATGGTAAAATTAAATGTCCATTATGGGAGGATTAATGAAACATAAACCTAACGAATATATAATAAAAGGTGAGTATACTCTAATAAAAGTTCAGCATCATAATGAGATATACTATACAAAAGTAGATACAGATGATTTGGATTTAATATTAAATACTTGTAGATGGTTTGCACATCCAAGAAAAACAGATAATTATATTATTAATCGCAATGGAGAAAAACTTCATAGGCTAATAACTAATTGTCCCAAAGGTTTAGTAGTAGACCATATTAATGGAGATACTTTAGATAATCGTAAATCTAATCTTAGAGTAGTATCACAGGTAGATAATATTAAAAATAGAACAAGAAAATTAAGTAAATTAGGTAAAGGTATATCTAGAAATCATAACCTGTATTCAGCAGAAATGAGAATAGATGGTATTAGATATAGGAAAAACTTTAAAACTTTGAAAGAAGCCATAGAGTACAGGAGATATCTCGAAGCTATGGCAAATAAATAAAAAGCTGAAAATTCAATCACTTCCTTCCTTACATTGTCAGCTTAGGGTTACAGCTAATCCCTAAGACCTTTTCTTTTTGGAGGAAGAATGGCACTAACAAAAGAACATTGGATATTTATTGATAACTATATACAAACAATGGATTATGCAGACTCCGCTATGAAAATGGGAGTTCCTGCAAAAGAAGCAGTTACAGCAGGTCTTAATCTGTTAGCTAATAAAGAAATTCAAGAAGCGGTAAAATTAAGACGTACTGAACTTGTAGATGCTATGAAAGCATTACCAATGAATAAGGAACAAGTTTTAGCTACTATGATGTTTCAATATCAGAAAGCAAATAAACTTGATAGAACTAAAGAAGCAAATGATATCTTAAGCCAAATAGCACAAGCTCAAGGTATAGATATGAAAAGTATTTCAGTAGAACCTATTATATTTGAAATACATAATCTAGATGAGAATAAAATTTAAAGTGTAGATACGTTAGAGATATAGGACTAGACTGATAAACTAGGTTCCTTTACATAGAGGTCTCTAATCCGAAGTAATCTCGAGTAAGACTTCGGCTCAAACGTGGAATAAGAGGTTTTGATGTTTTGACCAGTTTAGAGTTGAAACTGGTTCCACAAACCCTTTGGGGTTATATAGCGGAGAAGTGTAACGGTTGCATATAAGGCTCATAACCTTATGGTACTGGGTTCGACTCCTAGCTCCGCAAATTATTTTTGGAAGGATTAAATTTGAATGAGTAGATATAAAGTTTCATTACTACCAGCTCAAAGAAAATTCCTAGAATTACCAGATAGTCTACAACATAGACAAAAAGATGTAGCAGTATATCAAGGTGGATTTGGCTCAGGCAAGACTTGGTGCGGAGCATTACTTGGTTGCATACTTGCTTTAAAATATCCCGGTATTATAGGATTAGTTGGAGCTTATACTTTTACATTAGTCCGAGATACAACTTTAGAAATGTACAAAGAACATTTAGATGGACTTGGTGTTAAGTACACTTATAATGAACAAAAAGGTATTCTATACTATCCTAATGGTTCTAGGATATTGTTTAGACATTTTGATGACCCAGATAGTTTGAAATCTTTATCTGTAGGTTTTATTGAAATGGAAGAAATGTCTGAGGTTCCTGAAAGTACATTCTCTATGTTACTCGGTCGTTTAAGACAACCAGTAAAACCAGAATGGGGAAATAGATTTATATATAGAATATTTGGACATACCAATCCTCAAGGACAAAAGGGTTGGATATATGAATATTTTAAAAAGAGTCCAAGAAAAAATTATCGTAGGATAATAGCTCCTACAACAGAAAACAAATATCTACCTACAGATTTCGTAGATGGATTAAAAGAAGCCTATGATGATAAATATTATGCTATAAACGTTTTAGGACAAGATGATGACAGTATTACTAACTTAGCAATCAAAGGTTTTAGTTCAGACTTACAAATAGATGAAACTATGACTATTGATATGAGGTATCCACTTCATCTTACTTGTGACTTTAACGTAGACCCAATGTGTTGGTATCTTTGCCAAGACTATGGTAATATGACCTATGTGTTATATGAATTTGTGGTAGAAAATACAACAACAGCAGAAGTAGCAAATATAGTTGTAGATACTTTAGGAGATAAGTATAAAAACTTTCCTATCATAATAAACGGAGATGCTTCCGGAAATAGTAGAACAACAAAAGGTGTAGACTTTAGTTATCTAAAAACAGAATTATATAGAGCCGGGTTTAATAATATTAAACTAGAAGTATTAAAGAAAAACCCAGCAATAGAGGAAAGAATGTTTGTGTTTAATAACTGGGTACAAGACTCAAGTGGTAAACATCATATTAAAATACATCCTCAATGTAAATGGTTAATATATAATTTTGAAAACCTAGAAATTAAAGAAGGTACAAGTAAACCAAAGATACCTAGTACTGGTGAATTAAAAAGAAATCCTAAATCAAAATACTTAGTTCACCCTATAGATGCTGTAGGATATTTGGTTTATTATTATCACAGAATTAAAAATGAGTCAGCTTGGCTCAATTATAATAACACTGCTCAAATGGGAGTAGATGTATTTGGTGGTAAATATGATAAGAGATTGGAGTAATAATGGTATCATATTTCTTTAAAGAAAATAAAAAGGTTAGTTTAAATCCTGAAAGACGTAAAGCTATATGTGCTGATGTTAAAAGTATGTTTAAAAAATACTATAAGGATTTAGACCCATCCCGTAAAGAAACGGCAGAAATATTAAAAAGTTTATTTCCAGATACTAATGAAGATAAGATAGAAAAAATACCAGACTTATATCAACAGTATCAAACTTATATCTCAGCAATATATAGAGCTTGTATGCCGAGCTATGAAGCTATTACAGATGTAAATGGCTTAGATTTTAGTAGTAACAAATTGGCTTCTACCTATAAAGCTAGTTTGATTTATGATTGGTATAATATAGACCTTCAAGATACTTTACTTAAATGTTTAGACGATTGGGCGATTAAAGGTGAAACATCAGCCTATGTTCAATGGAAGACAGAAACTTACCAACAAGTAAATACAGTAACAAATTCTTATATTGATGAAAATGGGGATGAAGTTACTGAAACCTTAAAGATAAGAGAAGATATTCCAATTTTTGAATGTACTGATGTTAAATACATAGACCCACATAGTTTATACTTTGATAGAAGTCAAGTAGATGATTGGGAAAATTGCCGTAAGGTTTATAGAGATTTTGTTCCGCTAGAACAAATATTATCCAATACGAATTATGATTTAACCCCAGAAGACAGGAAGGCTTTAAAAGAATTAGTAAAAGCTGAACAAAAAGCTGACTTACAACAAATGAATGAACAAACTGTTGTATGGGGTAATACAGTAGAAGTTCTAGAGTTTGAAGGTACTTATACTTTACCTGATACATTAGAACCATTAAGAAGAATGGAAGCTACAGTAATTGCTGGTAGGTTCTTATCACAGTTTAAAGAGTCTGATAAACCTCAATCACCATTTATCTGGCATGCTTATTTAAAAAGACCAGATACTGGTAGAGGTCAATCACCATTAAAGATACCTAGTATAATTAATTGCGTAGAAAATATGGTAATGGATTTAGTTATGGCTTGTTACAAATTAGTAGCTAATCCACCATTCTTAACTCCTAAAGGAGCTATGCCTTATGCAATAGATGTTAAACCGGGTATGCCTATAGAATATGCTAATGAGTTAATGGAACAAACTCCACAAAGATTAGATTTTTCTGGAGGTTTACAAGGATTTAATATCAATTCTTATTTAACTCAAAAGATGCAAGATGCTACTGGTGTTACTCAGTATATGCAAGGTAGTCAAGATGGTTCGGTTAGAACAGCAAGTGAAGCAAGTTACATTCACTCTGGAGCATCAATGAGAATGGCTTTTGAAGCTCAGAAGTTTAGTCGTTTCTTATTAGAATTGATTAGAAAATATGCTTTGTTTAAAAAGGTATTTGATACTAGAGATATGCAAGTAAGAATGGAAGATGGAACTTATGCTGATGTGGATGAAGCTGTAAGAAGTGGTAAATACAACTTTATAATAGGAGGTAGTCAGTCCGCAATAGAAAGAGAAGCTGAAACGCAGAAGATATTTACTTTATTTGGTCAGCCAGCTTTCCAAAGTTTAGCTCAAATACTAGACCCAGTTCAGGCTTCTATCTTATTGAAATGGACATTAAATAGATTAAACTTACAAGGTACATCACAAATTGTAGAGATGTTAGATAGCAACCAGCAGTTAGTTCAAATGGCTAGACAGCTTGGTGTTCAAGACCAAAACATACCACAATTTAAAAATGATGTTAACCAATATATGAGAGATAATATAGGAGGTATAGCTCAGCAATTTGGTAATGAGCAATTACTAAACTATATTCAACAGTTACAACAGAATAATCAAGGAGGTATTCAATAGTGTTTAATTTAGAAACTATTAGTCTGTTCTCCCGTAAACGAGACTCAACTAAAGTTGATGAACAAGCCATAGTAAAGGCACAGGAAGAACTTAAAAGGTATGAATGTTTCAACACTTTATTAAATCAAAAAGAAGAATGTTTTAAAAAATGTAAGGACGTCATACTTCAAGATGTATTAACTGCAACTCGTAGTAATACCAAAATTAATCGAGATTATTTGTTAGGATTTCAAGATGCTTTGGATATATTCCTAACAGATTTTGCTAGATATAAAAATGCGATACAAAAGTTAAGTTAAGGAGATTTTGATTTATGGAACCTATGAATGAACAAGTAACTGAACAAATTACTGAACAAGTATCGACTCAACCAACCGAACAAGTAGTTGAAGAAAAAAATGATACACAGACCCAAGTTACAGAAAACATCCAAACAGAAACATTAAAGGATAGCCCACTAGAAGGCTCAGGAACACAAGTTGATGAGTCGGAAGGTAACGTAACTCCTACGGAAGATAAAAAACCCGTAGAGGGCAAACCAGAGGTCTCTGATGAAATTCAGAAAAAATTAGACCGATTGGCTGAGTACGAAGTAAAAGATAAAGAGCTTACTGATTTAAGAGATAGATTAGGTATTAAGGAGCAAGTCCAAGATAACCAAGTCTTCTCGGCACAACAACAGTTAGCTATAGTAGAAAACCAAGCACAGCAGGAATACATTAGACTATGTAATGAGTACGGTGTAGATTATAGACCTGATAAAATTGATGCTAGTGGTAGAGAGTTAAGAGAGAAAGACCCTAAAGCATTTTACGAATTAAAGTTTAAACTTGAAGGTCTTAATAATTCAGTAGAACAGAAAAGAGCAGAAGTCAATAATTTTATTGAACAAAGAGATATTCAATTAGCTATTGCTCGTAACCAAGAAATTCTAAAGGCTTCACCGGTAATGGGTAGTATAGTTAATCACTATCTACAAGAAGGATGTACCGGAGCAGATATCGACCAGATAGTTAAGTTTGGTAATCAGATTATGCAGGAAGCATTTGAAATGGGTAGACAATATGCTAAGAATGAAAAGGCTCAAGTTAAGCCAGCAGAAGTATTAAACAATACTACAATATCTCAACAAGCTCCTTCTACTCCTTCTCCAACAACTAAACTTACTTTAGCTGATGTAGAAAAGATGGATATTGAAACATACAAGCAACATCAAAAAGAAATTGATAAGCTCTTTCTAGGTTAGATTTTAAAACTTAAAAGGAGAAATAATTATGGCAAATATCGGAAATCCACATGGGCAGAACTCGACTTTTGACGGTTCTTTATCAAATGCAAATGGTGCAATTCCTATTATATTTTCTAAGAAATTAGCAGTAGCTTATGGTACTAAAGGTATGGGTGTTACTGATAACCTTACTAATGATAACTATGCTGGTGAAATTAATGCTATGGGCGATAGAGTAAGAATTGTCGTACCTATTGTTCCAGCAGATAATGCAATCGCATTTTCTCAATTAAATAAAACTGGTGAAGGTGATGAGACTGCAACTGGTGTATGTCCAGTATTCCAGACTGTAGCTCCTGAGTCTTTAGACTTGGTTATCGACAGAACAGCTACCTTCGGTTTAGCAATTGATGATGTTCAAAAAGCACAAACTCAATTCAAAAATTGGTTAGATGGTCAAGCTACAGCTTATGGTGAAAAACTTAAATTTTTGAGAAATAAAGAAATTGCTCAGTACGCATTTTCTGCAACTCCTGAAAACGGTCATACATTTGCAGATGGTGGACAGGGCGGTACTTTAGCACAACCTTTAACTGGCATTAATTCTCAAAACATCTTCACTCACTTACTTAAAGTAAAACAAGCATTAATTGAGTCTGGTGCTGTAGGCGCTGATGGTACTTATTCTTTCAAACCAATGGAAGAAGAAGCTAGAGATGAAAGAGCTGTTATTATCGTTACTCCTGCTATGCACACTTTGATTATGTCTAGCTACAGAGTAGGCGGTCGTTCCGTTGAAATGGCTGACGTAGTTGTTAAGGATGGTGCTGTATCAAGAGTAGCTGGTATGGATATAGTAATTGATAGAACATTATCAGAATTACAAACAACTGGTTTACCGTTCTTAGCTGGTACTAAGAATGCAATTACTAAGGCACAACAAATTTCTAAGGTTGAGTCTTCAAGAGACCCGTATTGTTTTAGAGATTTGATTAAAGGTATTGACCTTTATGGCTTCAAACTTGTTCACCCAGAAGCATTATATCGTGGATGTATTGCTAATGTTGACCCAGAAGAAGCTATCCCTACTATCGACGTGGGAAACTAACAGTCCGAGCTATAGTAAATCTTCCGACTGGCAATCTTTATAGAGATGCAAATAATTTGTTATATACGGACTCCTTAATGGAGTCTCCGTATATGGCAACTATAGGCTCGGAGACAGAACAAGTAAGTGCTGACCCAACTAATACGGTTGAATATGGTAGTGCTACATTTGTTAAGTTAACCGCTTCTACTTATGATGTAGAATTACAGAACGGTAATAAATTAGTTATCGACTCTGAAAAAGTTATTAACGAAGTAGAAGATGGTGTACCTGTTAGCATACAAGGTGGATATATAGTAGTTGATGCAGGAGTAGTAAATCCGGACTTAGAAATAGAATTAGACTCGAGTACAGATTATCCGATACCACCTAATGATTACGGCTGGCTTTATAATGGTATAGAGCTAGACTCTACAGGTATTTCAAACAAGAGTATGAATGGTACACTCGCTGTTCCAACTAAGCCAGACCTCAATGAGTTTGCGTCAATAATTATTGGAGAAGTACGTTATTACAGGGTTTCGTATATGGTGGAAGAAAATACCCCAGCAGGTGATGTAACACCAATAGGGTTAGCAACAGCTTACGGAGGTATTCCAGTATATATAGCTCTAGTAAATTCACAAGATAATGTTTATGGATTATATGCAATAGATGATAACGAAAACGTTACACCTGTACTCAATACTCTTAACGAGCATATGACTATTGAGTTGCTATAACAACCATTCGTCTAGGAGGATTGAGTTCTTCCTAGACTCTCTGGTATAAAATAGGAGACAGTAAATAAATGTCAGGTAAAAATTATTTTGAATTATGTAATGATGTTCTTGAAGAACTTTATTATGAAAAGGCTGAGACCTTTGATGAATTAGAGGATATGGCAGAAGGTAGACGAGTTAAAAAGATGCTTAACCAAGCCTTAGCTTATATTTGCAATAATGAAAATCAAGCATGGGAATTTAGAAATAAAGAGACAGATATAGTTTTAGTTCCCGGTATGAAAACTTATGATAGACCTAACGGTATGATTGAATATATGAAATATCCAGATAGGGATTTAGTCTTAGGATACTATGAAGACCATAGATACCTTCCTAATAATTGTAATGGACTACCTACTGGTTATTATATAAGTAATGACAAAATTAATTTCTTTCCTACTCCTAGTGAGTCAGAAGATGATATTCTAATTAAGGTTGAATATTATACTAATGATTTTGCCGAGGATTGTTGTGGTTTAGGAAAGCCTTTAATGAAATATGAAAAGGATGTTCCTATAATTCCAGCTCGTCATAGAGATATACTTATTTGGAAAGTATGTGCTGATTGGAGAGGAAACGATAGAGATGGTCATTACGAACATTATGAAGCTAAATTCAAAAGAGCTTATAGAGCTTTATTAATGGATTGTGTAAGAACTTTAGATAGACCTCGAGGATTACAGATAGGTAGTCAACCTCAAACTATAGTACAAAGTTTATTTAATGCTTGGCAAATAAGAACACAAAGTTCAAAAGGGAATATGTAATGAGCAAAAGTCTTAGCTTTTATAATTTAACTGGTGGACTTAATACGGTACAGGATTTAGCTACAATTAATTCTAGTCCTAATCGTACCGAGTCTCCGGATATGATGAATATAGAATACTACAAACTAGGTGGTATTCAAACTATGAAGGGTAATACCCAGATAGGTAAATCCTTAGTTAACAGAGTTACTTGTGGTTTTGAATATATACTTGGTAATGAGTCTTACTTAATAGTAACTACAGAAGATGATAATATCTATGAGTATAATAAGATAACTAAAGAATTTGATTTAATTGATACGATGGAACCTGACCCTAATAATATTGGTAATTCAAGACATTGTATGACTTCTTATAATAATGGTATAGTAATCGTAAATGGTTACTCTGTTTTTTATTATAATAAAATTAAACCAGAATTAACTAATAAATGGATACCTAAATTAAGCATACAAGATAATGGGCAAACTCTAGAGACTGAATTTTATCCCGTAGTAGTAGCTTCGTATAGAGGTAGGTTATTTATGGGAGCTAATAAAGCCTCGCAAGCAGGAGAAACCTATAAAGATATAGGTATGCTATTCTATTCTGGAGTAGGTTTAGGTACTAAAGAGATATGGGAGGAGTCTCCTAATACTGGAGAAGATGCAGGAGCTTTTAAAGAGTTCTTTGAGGATAGTTCTAATTTTACTGGTTTAGGAACTTGGTCAGAATATTTAGTTATACACAAAGAACAAAATACTTACTTACTTAATGGTATTGGTAGTACAAGTGATGAATGGGAATTAAAACCTTATTCAGAATATACAGTACCAAGTCAACATTCTTTCGTTGTAGCTAATAATAGTTATTTAACTTATGTACCAGAAGCCGGTGGTATTTATCCTATATTAAATAGAACATTATACAATACAACCTATCAGGGTAGTGAGTTATCCTTTAAGATTAAAGATAGCTTTAATTATTTAGATATAGATAGATACAATGAAATATATGCTACCTATAATCCTAGAAGGAAACAAATATTATTCTATATGCCAATGACAGATAATATTAATTCAGATGGTGATTATAATGGTAGCGGAGAATGTTTTATTTATGATATTCAAACAAAGACTTGGTTGTTTAGGAAAGTTCCTCAATATGTAACAAGTGCTTTTAAGTTTGAAAATGAAACATATATAGGTACAAGAGATGGTTTAGTTCTTCAAGAGTTTAAAGGTAAAACATTTAACGGTGAACCTATAGACTTTTATTACTTAACTCCTCCTTTTATATGGGGAGGTGGTACTAACAAAACTACTACTAAAGAATTTAGAGTTAAGATGCTCAATAGCTCAGCTAACCATTTCTATGTACAAAGTTTTAAAGATGGTAATCTTGAAGCTAAAGAAAAGAGATTAATAAAGAATGTAAGTGATAACCTAGGTGGATTAATTTGGGATATAGGATTTAATTATCCAGACTATCAAGATGGTTATATTATCAAGTTTAATGATTGGAACCCAGACAACTTTCATTTAGAAAACGGACATTATGTAATAAATAAAGTAGGTGCTACATTATATCATTACGTAGTTGACGGTACTCATTATTATACAGAACAACAAATAACAACATCATCTATAAACATTCCTGTCTATTATGATACAGACCTTACTCAATTTGCAGGATATAATCAATATCTATATGATGTAACAGATACTCAACAATCTGGTTATTCACCTATAACAACTTACGAGACACGTACAGCTTATGCTTGGATACCAAGAAATACTACGGAGTATTGTTATAAGTATGGTAATTATTATGCTTGGGTAAAAGTAGATGATACTACTGGAAGATGTACAACGAACTTGGTAAGTACTTCAAGTACGGTTACAACAACTTCTAAGGTAGCTTTTCAGGTTGTTGATTATTCTTACAATCCTAGTGGAATATGTGCTGTTAATAAATCTGATTATGATAATAATTGGAATACTCCCGGACTTTTATTATACGGCTATTTAAGAAATGAAAGTACTGGAACTTGGAGTCATGAACAGAATGGTAATCAAATATTTATAAACACTTCTAATAATCCAGATGGCGGAGCTTGGAAGGATAATAGAGGTAGAGGAGTTGTTCTATCAAATGGTAGTATAACTGTTTTAATTGGTGGTGTATCTTATAGGATGCAACAATATGATGAAACACAAACAGTAACAACTACTGTAGAAAAACCTCAAGGTACTTCTCCTCTAAGTATAACTAAACCTTATACTCAATCAGGAGATACAATTACAATTAATGTAGTTGGTGTAGGTAATATAACTTTAAGTAGATATGAGACTGGAGATAGAGGTACTAATAGTGGTTCATTAGTATATACCAAATCAGAAAGTCCTGTAGTAAATGTAGATTATGGTTATAGTAACACTAACCTTACTAATCAAATAGGTTTAGTAACTGCTAAAACAGATAATAGTATTACAGTAGCTACAATTAAACATGAACGTTATGGACAATCTGATAGTACTTATTCTGAGAGTGTTATTAAATATAGAAGACCTTTATTAAATGATGATACTCTACAAGGTACAGTAGATGGTACAAGACCAGTATATGATTATCCAGAAAGACCTACAGAAGATAAGATTAAATCTTTAACAGATACTGTTTGGGATTATTCAGATAGTACAGAATATTATGAAGCTGATTTACCAAGTGGATATGAAACTTATGAAAGCATTCCAGACAATCTAAAAGGAGATGCTTGGTTACAAGAAGGATATCAAACAAAAAGAATATTGTTACCTAACCAGTATTTTGAAACAGTTCAATTCAAATTTTCTGGTAGTGGTGATGATGATAGTATATGTATTAGTGGGTTTGAGGTTGATGGTATTCAACTAGCAGAAACCCCTTGGAATTAACAAAAAGGAGGACATTAAATGTACGAAGTTATCCGAGTTAAATGGGAGCCTAATGCTCAAGAAGACATTAAAGAAGTTTACAGAATGTTTAAAGACCAAGAGAGAAAGATATTTCCTCTTACTACTTATGACGAAGGTACAACCGTTATGGATATGGTTGAACTTATGTGTAAAGAAGATTTTGTATTTCTTATAAAAGATAATGGTATCCCTTGTGCGGTATTTATACTAGAAAGACCAGAAGTATATAAAGTTATTATAACAAGAGTTAATATACATTGTGCAATACGTAGACATTATTGGGGAACTAAAGCTAGAGAGATATGTCATTTCTTTAGAAGATATCTTGAAGAAAACTTTTGTATTAAAAAGATAATTGCAGAAGTTCCTCAATGTGGTTACGGAGTAATAAAGTTATTAAAAGATATGGGATTTAAACATGAAGGTACAATGAAAGAAGCTACCTTATACCAAGATAAGAATGGTAATCCTAAATTCTATGATGCGTTAATTTATTCTTTAACTAGAGAGGATATAAAATAATGGGTAAGAAAAAAGTAAAAGCTCCAACTTATGAACAATGGGCAGGTAATGAATATACAGATAGAGCTAGACAAAATATAGGAACCTATGGTGATTGGGTTAATAGTAATTGGAAAAATCTAAGTAAAACATATTCACCAGAAGATATGACAGACTTAGCAAAGAAAGCATATCAAACTACACTAGATGATTTCTCTCAAGAATATAATAAACAAGCTAATGCTATTGCTAGTAGAAACTACAATAGATTTGGTGGTCTTGGTTCTACTCCTAGTCTTTACACTCAAGATATGTTTAACAAACAAATGAATGATTATAATGCTAGGTTAATGAGTCAAATGTATGGTATGGCAGACCAGTTAGCTAATAATCAAATGAATAGAAACTTAACTTCATTGGGTACTGTTTATGGTATGTATAATGATGCTGGTAAGTTAGCTACAGCTTTAGACCAAGATAATTGGAATGTACGTAATAAAAATATAGAAGCTAGATACGTAGCTGATTTACAAAATGCACAGAATAGTTTTAACTTCGGTAATATGTTAAGTGGTTTAGCTAGTGGTATAACTGGTGGAGCTAAGATAGGTGGATTACCAGGTGGTATAGTTGGAGGTGTACTTGGTGGAATATCTGGTGGCTTTTCTGGAGCTTCTGGAGACCAAGTAGCTCAGTTAGGAAATACATTTGGCAATATAGGTGGTAATACTACTAACTGGTTAAGAACTAAAGGTCAAGGATTTACTTGGAGATAATAGGAGAATATAATGGTAAATGTAAGATTTGGAAATTATGAACAATTTAAAGAGTTCTTTAGTAAAGCTCCTAGAAATGTTCAGAATATATTATATAAAGCCTATCCGGAATTTGCTCAGAAGTTAACTAACGAATATATGTCTGCTCAAAAGAAACTAACAGAAGCAGTTAAACAAACTCAAGGAGTAGTTAATAAAGCTACTCAAGCTATAAAAGGTAATACTCCTAAGGCTCTAGGAACTACAAAAGAAGTTGCTTCTACTACTGGAAAAGGTTTAGGTTTAATGAGTAAAGCTAAGTTAATTCCGGGTATAGTAGGTGGAGCTTGGACAATGTTAGACCCTAAGACAACTTGGAACCAGAAAGTTCTAGGTGCTATGATGATGGTTCCTCAAATGGCTCCTTATGCTACAGCAGGATTAATAACAACAGCACTTGCTCCTAAAGCTATTGATAGTTATTACGAAAGAAAACTACAAGATGACCCAGCTTATCAAAATGCTGTTAATGGTAACCTAGTTAATTTATCTGTTCCTGCAAATAACATAGTATCATCTCAACAAAGAAATACATATAGTAATCCTATGATGCAGTTAGTATATAATGAAGCAGTAAGACAAGGTGTTGACCCTGCATTAGCATTAGCTCTAGTAGAAAGAGAGTCTGGTTTTAATCCTAATGCTAGAGGAGATGGAGGTAATTCTAGAGGATTATTTCAGATACATCAAAAATGGCATCCTGATTATACTGGAGGTTTTGACCCACAAAAGAATGCAGAGTATGGAATAAGATATTTAAAGAACTTATTAAATACTTATGGTGGTGATGTAAGAAAAGCATTATGGGCATATAATGCAGGCTCTGGTAATTTGCAAAAAGGAATACTACCGGCTAGTACAAAGAATTATATCTCAGGTATAACAAATAGAATGGGATTTTTTGGTAGTCCTCAAGCAAATACTTATCAACCTACTGGAGCAATAGCTCAAACTGACTATACAGCTTCTATTCCTCAGAGACGTCAGAATGCTCCACAACCTATGTTAAATATAAATCAGGATAACCAATACCTAAATCAAAATCAACAAGCCTTAAATCCGATTGTAGAGGCTTCTAAATTAATTGGAGAAGTTCCTGATTATCAAACTTGGAATTTAAACAATCAATTACAATTACAAGATTTACAAAATAATGTTAATCAAATTAATCAACCTCAAGGAGTACAACCTATGCAAAACCAAGCTGGTAATGAAGCATTATTACAATACTTAAAAATGCAGAATGAAAAACAAGCACAAGCTCAACAAGCTAATGAAGCACTGTTAAGACAGTATCAAGAAGCTACAAGAGCAGATGCTTTACAAAATCAAACCAATCAAATGATTAATAGCTTTGGTGCTTTAGGTAAACAAGATGCTCCAGTATATTATGTTGGTGCTAATGGAAATCTAAATAAGTTAGACCTAGGTAACAATGCTAATGTAAGACCATTACCTACTAATACATCTAGCAATATAGATAAGTTGTTAGGAGAGATGAAGATTAGAGGACAGGCTGAAGTTGGTGATGATGTTACCGCTCAAGTATTACAAGCTCAAGCATTAGGTAACCTTTATAATCAAGACCCATTATTATACTTAAATAAAGATATAGCTCAAGAACTTATAAAGGGTCAGAATACTTTAGCTAATACAAGTTTAACTGGTACTGAAAGAAGAAAAGATATTCCTCTTAATGCTCAAGCTAAAGTTATAGAAGAAAACACTAAGACTGCTGGTAGATTAGCAGAAGCAAAAGCTACAGCATATTATAATTATATCCTTGAAGGTATGAAACAACAAGGTATGAATGATAGACAAGCTCGATTAATCGCTAGTCAACAGGCTCAAATTGTTTATAATCAAGAGATGCAGAATTATAGATTTGGTCAAGAATTAGATTATAAATACCAAGCATTACCTTATAATAGAGAGACTCAATTAATGGTAGCAGATGCTTATAATAATAGAAATCAGCCAGACCAAGTATTACAAGACCAGTATAAGAGGTCTCAAATATATGCAACTGGTTCAACATTTGCTAATCCTCAACAACAACAAGCATATTGGAATTATGTAACTGGTGGTGGTGTTAATCCTACTAATATATATGGAACAACCCCAGCAGAAGATAATATATATCAGAATATAAGGAATAGGAAATAATGTCAGATAGAAATAGTTTTATAAATAGCGGAGCTTTACAATATGGGTTAAATTCCAAAGATATAAACTCCGCTTTAAAACAAGCAGGATATCCTTTACTTAGCAAAACAGAAGCTACCTTAATAGACTCAGGTAAATGGGGAACTACTCTAGGGGAAAGAACAAAAGAAGGTATTAAAGATTTAGGAGCTGGTATTTCTACAGCATGGTCTGCCTTTTGGAATAATCCTAAGCAAGCATTACAAGAAGCTGGTTCTTATATATCTGAGAATAGTTTACCTCAAATTATGGGAGACTTTTACGAAGGTATAGCTAAACCTTTACAATTAGATGCAGAAAGTTTAGGTACTAATTATGCTGAAGGTGGTTTAAAAGGAGTAGCCGAAGGTGCTATAGCAGGTGCAATTACTAACCCAGCAGATGCTTTATTAGTAACAGCTCCGGCATGGGGTAAAGGAGTAAAGGCTGGTGCTAGAGCATTAGGTAAAGGAGTACAAAAACTTCCAGTACCTGAATGGTTAAAGAAAACTACTAGAGGTGCTATTAGTAATGAAGGTAGAGAAGTAAACCAAATACTAAGAGATGTTAAAGATATTTCTGCTCCTGATATAGAAAACTTAAAGATAACTAATATTAATATAAAGAAAGCTAGTACAGAAGATTTATCGCAAGCTATTAGAAATTTAGAAACTGGTACTGTAAATGGTACTAAAGAACAAATTGAATTAACTAATCAGCTTAAAGGTATGACTACCAAGATTGATGAAATGATGCAAAGAGCAGGATTTAATCCCGACTTTTCTAGAGCTGAAACTATTAATCAATATGCTACTAGATACTTTCAGAACTTAGGTAAAGATATTCCGGTTAGTCAAATAGATAAGATATTAAAAGACCCAGCATTAGCTACTAAATACGGAGTAGCTCAAGATGAATTAAAGGCTGTTATAGCTCAAGGTGATAAGTTATATAGAGAAGGTTTTATTAAACCTATCAAACATAGCACTACAGCGGAAACTGTAAGGGAAGGTTTTGTATCGGAAGCTGAGAAGAAAGTTAGAGACCCTAGAGCTAAGATGTATGGTACTCAATCTTTTGAAGATGTAGCTAAAGGTATTCAGTCCGGAGCTTATGATAATATAATTAAGACTCTAGAAAAAGCTGAGAGTTCTATCACTGCATTAGATGAAATGTCCACAGTAGTTGGTAGGGCAGTAAGGTCTTTAGATGAGATAGCTAACCTAGGTAAAGATGAAGTATTAGTATCACCTAGATTATTAAGAGAAAAAGTTGGTACTGCACTAGCTGGTGGTGAAGGAGTAACAGAGCCACTACAATCAATTACAAGAGGACTTAATAAAGCAGAAGCATTGGAATATGCAGATGACCTTAAAGTCTTTAAGAAAGCTGACCTAGAAGCCTTACAAAAAGCATATAATGTTGGTGGTAAACAAAAGAGTTTTGGTCTTATGGGAGATATAGCTGGTGTAGCTAAGTCTATTGCATTAGCAACTCCGAGATATATTTCTGGTAATGCTACTACTAACTTTCTAATGAACCCTATAACCGGTACTCATCTAGGACATTATACTAAAGCTATAGAGAGTATAGTAAAAGGTACTGATGATATCCCGGAAATATTAAAACGTACTGCTAGTTACTCTGGATACTTAGGTGATGTACTTCCTATAAGAGCAAGTTATAAAGATATCTATACTAAACTACTTGATGATTTAAAGAATGGTAATACATTTACTAAATTACAAGCTGTTAACAGTATGGCAAATACTCCAATGTTTAAAGGTGCAAATATGATGGAGACTATTCAAAGGTCTGCTGAATATTTAAACCAAGCTGAGAAATATGCTAAGCAAGTTGGTAAAACTGTAGAAGAAGTAATAAGAGAAGCTAAAGCTAATGGGGGTTTAAATAAAACTTATAGAGCTATAAATCGTAGAGTTGAAGAAGTCTTAGGAGATTATACAGGTCGTAATTATTATGCTCCTCAGATACTTGCAGATTTAGCTAATATATCATTACCATTCTATAGACCATTTACTCAAGCTCCTAGACAAATGTTTAATGCTATGATAGATTATCCTTTAGGTACTCAGGTAGGATTTAACGTTCCTAGTAAATTGGGTAATGAAATTTCAGAATATAGTAAAGAAGAATATGGTATAGAACCTTATGAAAGTTTTGGAGGTTCTCCTGTATTAGCTCCTACTGGTAATATGCCGGGTAGAGTAATGTATAATCAATATCATGCTTTCTCGCCGGTAGCAGAAATGATAGATAATCCAATGGGAGTTCTTCAAGGTAACCCATTCTTAGGTTCTTTATATAATATAGGAGCTGGTAGAACTAGATATGGTGAAGCTCCATTACCACCTAATGCTTATAAAATGGCAGATGGTTCTATAGCTATAATGGATAACAATGGTAATGTAACTCCATACTATCCGGAAGAAAATCCTAACGATAGATTACGTTATCAAGTAGCGGAAGCTCTAAAAACATTTACTCCAGTAAGTGCATTAAATAGTTATATACTTCCTAATATAGCTTTATTTACTGGACAAAGTTATACAAGACCAGCAGATACTGCTTTACTAGGACAGATAGGAAATTATAAAATTCCGGGTATAATGGAAGGTGCTACTGGTAGAAGTAGAACTACTGAGAAAGAATTAATACTTCCACAACTAGGATTTAATTATGCTGATACATATCCAGCACGTAGAGAACAATATACTTCTAGTCAAGTTAAATCTACTAGGAAGAAGATACTTAAAAGACAAGCTAAAAATGAGAGGAGATAATCATGGTTGATGTACCTTACAAATTTGTAGGTGGTAAATCTGCAAAAGCTCAGGAAGTAAATGCTAATTTTAACTACCTCATAAATCAGATAAACAATTTAACTACAATAATATCTAGTTTAGAAGCAACAGTAACGGACTTACAGAATAGTAAAGCTAACTTAAATGGTAGTGCTGGAGAACAATTCTCAGTAGCTAGAGCAGAAGGTGCTTATATAAGCGAACAAGCAGTTCCTTATTCCCAACTAAGTGAGATGTTAGAGACTATCAAACCATTCTTTACTGGTTTTACTCTTAGTACTTTCTCAACTACCCAAGGTCAATGGGGTTTAGTAATGGGAGCTGGTACTTGTTGGGATAGTACTGGTAACTATATAATTAAGAACTCAGATAATATTAGTCAAAGTTTTGATGGACAAGTAACTATGCCGGGGATGACTTATAAAATTTGGGTTATGTCTAATACTAATAATCCTAGTAACGTTAGTATTTATATAGGCACTGGAGATACTCCTGTTATTGGTACTGGCGATATATTTAAACTTATAGCTAGAGTCCGAACTAGTAGTAGTGGTTTTGGAGCTATTACTTATGTAGATGGGAGGATTGAATAATGGCTTGTAAAAATAATAGATTAGTAATGAAAATAAAATCTGGAGAAGCTAGAGGTTTTGGTTTTACTATCAAAACAAATACAGGCAGAACTGATACTTCTGGTAATCCAATATATCAAGCATTAAATCTAACTGGTTATACTATAGAATTTCAAATAAAGAAATATCCTTATTATACTGTAGAGCCAATTATAAATAAAGAAATTAAGGATTTACAAGATGGTTCCGTAGGTTGGATAACAGATGCAAGAGAAGGTAAGTTTACAGTACAAATTACATTAGATGATTTAAGTAAATTAATTCCTGAAAAGGATTACTATTTAATCATAACTTTAATTAATGGAGATACTAGATTAATTATATCAGGCGAAGGAGATAAGTCTGGTGTATTTAGAGTATGTCAATCTTAGGAGGTCGTAATGACAGACGATACATTTGAATATATAACAACTGATTTTATGGTTAGTATTGATAGTGGTACTCCTAGTATTCAACCTATTGAATATATTATCGAATTAGGAGAACAAGGTATTCCGGGTGTACAAGGTGAACAAGGTGAACCCGGATATTCTCCTGTAGTTAATTATACTTGGAATAATGATACTATTCAATTTACTTTAGTTAATAGAGATTATACTGAAACTACTCCTAACTTATATGATTATGTTTTAAAAAGAGATGGTAGTAATGCCAATAATCCTATAACTCTTAATCATTTAACAATGGGTTATGCATATGGTTCCCCTTATATTAATAGTGATAACAATTTATATATAAGAGGAGAAATTATAAGTTTACAAGCTAATAATAGAGTTACTTATAATAATAAAGAAATAGCTACAGTAAATGATATTGGTAACGGTACTATAACTCTTACTCAAGGTGGGGTAACTAAAGGAACCTTTACTACTAATCAGTCCGGTAATACAACTATTGAATTAGATGCTGGGGATAGTAATATTCCTAACCCTCTTAATATAGGTTATGTAGACCAAGGTGTAGCTCGTACTTTAAATCTTGGTATAGATACATCTAATAATAAAATAGTAAGCTCATATACAGAACTAACAGGAGGTAGTTATTATAGAGCGCCTATTTATTTTTTAGAAAACATAGCATCCCCTTTGGTTGGTACTGTTAATAGTATAGGAGCTATAGACCTTAGTATTAACACTATGGTTGGTACGGATGGTACTACAGATGGTGTAGCTGGTACAGTTCCTGCCCCTTTAGCTACAGATGCTGGTAAGTATTTAAGAGCTGATGGTACTTGGCAAGACCCACCGGGAAGTGGTGGTACTTCTGATTATATAGAACTTACTAATAAACCTCAAATCAATTCTATAACTCTTACAGGTAATAAATCAGCTAGTGATTTAGGTTTACAAGAAGAACTAATCAATGGTACGGGAATATTAATATCTGGTAATACTATTAGTGTAGACGACTCTGTTGTAGCTATGCGTTCTGATATTCCTGATGTTAGTAATTTTGTAACAAATTCAAGTTTATCAGTTACTCTACAAGACTATCAACCTGCTTTAGAAAGTGGTACAAATATAAAGACTATCAATAATCAAAGTCTTTTAGGTAGTGGTAATATAGAAATACAATCGGGAGGTACCTATAGTGAAGGTACTGGCATAGATATTACTAATGGTGTTATTAGTGTAGATACTGATACTGTAGCTTTAAAGTCTGATATACCTAGTCTTACTGGTTATGCTACAGAAAATTGGGTAACCAATCGAGGATATTTAACCAGTATAAGTTCTACTGATGTAATTACTGCTCTAGGATATACTCCATACAGTGCAAGCAATCCTAATGGTTACACGAATAATATAGGTACAGTCACTAGTGTAAACAATGTTCAACCAGATGCAAATGGAAATGTAAGTATTAATATTCCTGATACTAGTAATTTAGTAACAACAAATACTACACAAACGATATCTGGAATTAAAACATTTACTAATGCAATTCATACTGACTTAATACAAAATATAAGTGGTAATGTTAATTTGTTCTCATATAGTAGCAGTAGCTTTAGTATAGGTACTGCGAATACAAGATTATTTTTATATGGTAATACACTTCGCCCTACTTATTACTATAATGGAAATGTTGAATTAGCTTTATTATCTGATATACCTACAGTACCTACTACTGACCAAACTTATAATAGTACTTCGACTAACCCTCAGTCCGGTACAGCAGTTGCAGAAGCTATAGCAGGTATTAATATAGACGAGATTGTAACTGATTTGAATGGCAAAGCTGATGTTGATTTTCAAAATTGTACTTTTACACCAATGCGTTCAGATGTAGTGCATATAGTAGAAACTTACGTAAATGGTTCTTCTTGGTATAAAGTATGGAGTAATGGATTTAAAGAGCAGGGTGGGAAAGCAACAGGAACCCCTAATATTACATTAAGTTTTCTAAAACCATTTAATACAACTAACTATACTGTTAATACAACTACTTTAACAGGGACTGGGGATTACACTGTTAGAACAATGGAAATAATTCTTAATACACAAAATGTTAATGGCGTCACGTTACAATCTTGCCCTTCTTTTAACGGCACTCAATTTTATTGGGTAGCACAAGGATATTAAGGAGATAATAAATGGAAATTAAAGCAATATTAAACAAACCATACACAGAAACACAAAAACTGGATTTTATTGTTGAGAATAATCACAATCTGGGTTATGAAATAAAAGAAACTGAAACTGAACTACAGGCTTGGGGTTATACAGAAGAAGAAAAAGCAAAAGAAGAACAACAGCGAGTATTAGAACTTCGTATGACTCCTTTAGACTTTCTTAAAGCTATAGAACAATATGGTATTACTTATGATATGGTAAAACAATTTATGGAAGAAAATCCTCTTATAGATAGGGAATTAAGGTTCTGCCAGTTTGTTTATCGTAAACATCCAATGCTCCAATCATTATCGGAGTATGGTATAACTTCAGAAGTACTTGATACTATATTTAGAAAAGCGAATGGAGAAGATGTATAATGAAAATAGATATACTTTATTCTAGAATAAGGAGGAGGGTAAGGATTTCAGTCCTTGCTCTCCTTGAGTTATTACAACAAGAAAAAATAGATAATATAGAAGAAATCCTAATAGCTGAGGGAATGAAACTCTTGGTCGATAGCTATACTGATATAGGTGCTAAAATTCCAGATAAGGCTTATCAAGCAACAGCAAAGGATATAGTAAAATGTCTGAACAAAGTAAACGACCGTATGCAGAACAGGATAAGAAAATCTCTAGATGGGGAATAAGTTCTCCGGAAAGAAAAAAGTTTGAAGTATTATATCAAAACTATACTCCCTATAAACATTTAGGAAGTTGGTTACAATTTATTTGGAGATGGTAATATGGATTTAGCAGAATTAGCAAGAAGCATATATAGAAATTATTATCCTTACTTTAATCAGTATCAAGGATTGCAATTATTTCCTACTACTTATCAGCAAGGTATAGACTTAATACCTTATAGAGATATTAATATAGATGTAAAAGGTTTACCTACAGTATGGAATGGTTCAAGTAAAGCTACTGATACAGGATTTGGTGGATAATATGCAAGCAAGATTTTTAACAGATGAAAGTAGAATAGGGCATCTTGAAAAAGATTTATACTTCTGTCAAGATAATACTTTATATCAAGATACTAAAGGAAATATATATATAGTACCAAGAGGTTTTGTAACAGACCTATATTCCATTCCGGATATGTTAGCTTGGATAACAGGAGATAGTGCTGAACGAGACCCAAGACCAGCTCTTGTACATGATTTTGGTTGTGCATTTCATGGTTTACTAAAAGTAAGAGGGATGCAGGTACGAGACCTAATCCAGTACGGATATCTTACTAAACATTATTCTGAATTAAGAAAGAAAGATTATAATGTATGTATGGATATACCTAGTTGCTTTCTAGAATTTATTCCAATGAGTAAAGGTCAAGTAAACGATATACTTGGAGAAGCTATGGCTTCGCTCAATATCCCTAGAAGATTTTTAATAAGAGCCGGTGTATGTTTCAATTTTAATTGGTACTGGACTGGTAGTAAATTTAATATGAATAAAATATATACAATATATAATCACTATAAGAGGAAATAAAACAATGAGATTATCACCACATTTTACACTAGAAGAAATGGAAGCTAGTGATACAGCTAGACGTTTAGGTATATGTAACAAAGCTCCATCCGGAGTAGTAAGGAACTTAGGGTTCTTAGCAAGTAATTTACTTGAACCATTAAGAACTTTAATAGATAAGCCTATATATATTTCTTCTGGTTATAGATGTGAAAAATTAAATAAGGCAGTAGGTGGAAGTGCTACTAGCCAACATAGATATGGTCAAGCTGTAGATATAGAAGTAATAGGTATGAGTACTAAAACTTTATATACTATAATAAAGAATAGCAAATTACAGTATGACCAACTAATACTAGAGAAAACTAAACATGCTGAGTGGGTTCATATAAGTTTTTGTAAACATAACCGACATCAGAATTTAATATATAAAGATGGTAAATATAGGTTAGATTAATTCTAAGGTATCTGTAATCAATTTTAAGGTCGATTGAAATATTTTATGATAAAGATTACCTAAAAGATATTTACCCTATCTTAAATCGTATTCTAGTTAGCTTAAATGAAGGATATGAATTATGGATAAAACAACACATGAATTTTTAGAGAGACTTGATAAAAGATTAGATAGTATGGAAGCTGATGTAAAAGACCTACTAGCTTGGAAGAACAGAGTAATGGGAATGTTTATAGCAGTAAGTGTTGTATGTAGCTTTTTAATTACCGAAATTAAATCAAAATTTGGAATTGCATAAAAGAAAAGGAGATGCCTCAATTAAGAAGTATCTCCTTTTTTGTTATCTATTTCTTTTTCTAAACATTCTTCTAGGTAACCTAGATATTCTAACATAGTATCAGCTAGATATTCTACAAACTTAACTTTATTTACAGTACTATCTGTATAAGGTATATCATAAGTTAAGTCATATTCATCTATTAATGCCGGATTAGGTTCTTCTCTTAGTACAACCCAATCTCCTTTTGCAAACCAATCTTCTTCTGTAGCTGGTCTAGTCCAATATCTATTAGACTCTAGATGAAATTCGTTTATTAGTTCTTCTAAGTATTCAAATTTATATAATCCTTTAAAACTATATCCAATAGCTTCTTGAATGATGGGTTGTTCTTCTGCCATATTAATCTATCCTTACTGTAGATAATCCTCTACCTAATACATTAACTACTTCTTCATCATATTTATATTCTTCGTTATGAGATAACCAATCTATAGCATGAAGTAGTTCATGATAAAAAGTTTGTTTCATATTCTCTGGTGACTGTTTAGTTGATATTACTATCTTTGAGTCGACGGGAGAATAGGCTCCAAAACATAATTGACCATTAACTAATAAATCTTCTAGATTATCTGTTTCAATTACTCTTAAAGTATGACCAAGTACTTCAATAGAATTAAAACCTAATACTGATTTAATTTTCTTCTTCTTCATAGTTACCTTCCTCTCCAAGCAATGTATTATACTTCTCTATAAATGGTCTGGTTACATTTATGTATTCATCTTTAACGTTATCTGGTATAGCATTTACATTTTCTATAAATATTTTAGATATCTTTTCTAATAAATCTAAACACATATCCAACTTTTCTTCTTGTATTTTATGTATTCTTATAAATAATTCAGCTTTCATTATCTTTACTCCTTATATATAATTCTAATATTGCTAATGCGTTCCAAGCCATGTGGGATAAATGATAGAGTCCAGTCTCCTCATCTACTTCTTTACCTATATTATGTTTAAGTAGGTGCCTAACCATAGCATCCTGATAACGATTAAAAGCATCATCTACTCTTTGCCAGTTATCTACTTCTGGATATTTATGTGTACCAAACTCAATACACTTACCAACTTCTAAAAGAGCATTAGGAAAAATTCTACATAGTGTACCTACTAATGGTTTACCATTATCATATTTAACTCCATCTGATTTAGAACTAATAGTATCTAATATTATTTTTTCAGCTCTTTTATCTCCTAATACTGCTTGATTAAAGGTATCTTTATTTATATATATCTTAGTATCCTTATACTCGAAACCGAAATCATCTGGGGTTAAGTGAAAATCGTATCTATTAAATTCCATTATTCAACCTCCTGTATGTCTAAAAGTCCAAGTATATTTATAGCTAAACTCATTCTACCAGCTCGATATATATTACGTTCATTTTCTCTAATAGAACCTTTACATAACTCTACAATCTGCTTTAATATGCAGTCGGTACAGTCTTGGCAAAGAACATTCTTGCTCCAACAAAAATTATCAGCACTATGTATTTGTTCACAGTTTTTTATAATGTATTTACTCATTCCAAAAATCCTTTCACTTGTTGCTTTTCTTCTTCTGTTAGGTCTTGCCATAACTCATTAAAAGTATCTGCTAAACAGGCTTCAAAATTCTCTTCTGAGATTTGAACTGTGAGCATATCTTCTATGTACCCTTCTATTATAAGCCATTTAATTAGTTTTAACTGTTTCTCTGCCGTGAAAGGGGGATAACCTTTTTCAACACAATCAGCATCTCCATTAGGATATGTCCAACACTCTTTACCCTCTTTTGTACAATAATACCAAGTTCCTTCCTCTCCCTCGTAGTCGTACTTAGCATATTTACAACAACCTAAGTTAATCCCTGCATTTTTATATAACTTTTCTATTTCGCTCATTGGCTTGCTCCTTTGGCTCTGCTAATTTACAATCAGGGTAATCAGTATGACAAGATTTAAAATCCCCATTCTCTTGATACTGAATACAACAATCTCCCATACAGAAATGTTTACATTTTCTGGGAGCATATCGTAATTCAAGATAGCTCATCCTACCCCTCGCTTTCCGCTTTGGTTATAATGTCTAAAATCTTATTTATAATTTCTGTTGCTTTCTTTAAATTAGAACTCCAATAATCATGTTTTTTCGCAATAGTTTTTATCTCTTGCAAGGTCTGTATATACTTATCTCTTTGATTTATAACCTTTTGTAAATCATAATCCATATCTCGGATAGGTTTACAAGGAATAAAATCAATAAAGTTTTCACATATTTGACAGTCTTTTTGTAATTGATAATTTTCCTCTTTCAGCCGTTCATTCTCAGCTTTGAGTTCTGCAATGAGTTTATCTTTACTTGACATTCTTAATGCTCCTTATACTATAAAAGATTATGGCTATTGTAACTTCAATAGTGATAGCGGTTGTAAACCCTAATATAAATTCTAAAGTTTTAATTATCATTATAACACCTTTACCTCTCCGGTATTAAAATTATACCTATCAATACTTACCATACTAACTAAGTTAAGATTAATAGTAAAGTCTTTTAGTTGACCCTTTTCCCTAAATAATTCTCTAACATCATCAAGAATATGTGGTTCACTATCTAAGAACTTAGTTGTCTTAACTTCTCCATATCCTTCAAGACCTTGTATATTATCTGCTTTATCTCCCATTATAATTTGTTTCATTAAATTATATTCAGCTTCTTGCTCGTTAATAACATACTGTTTATCGTGAAGTGGGTCATATAATTCACAAGGGAATGAGTGAAAGTCTTTATCAATACTAACTAATATTTTTCTAGTAGGGTAATTTTTATTATCTTCTGATATAATTCTACAAGTATCATCTGCTTCAAGATTAGGTAAAGATACAATCTCATAGTTAGAATATAACTCATTGAGTATTATATCATACATTGGAGGTTTTTCTTTATCCTTACGGTTAGCTTTATAGTCTGGATGAAATTGTTTTCTCCAATTATTTTGGTCTCCAATTACTAGAATAACATCATTAGTTAAAAACTTAGCTTTTAAATCTTCTATAAAGTTGGCTATATAATCCATACCTTTACGTAGGTCATAAGACTCTGTATAAATAAACTTATCATGTTTATCTTGTATTAGAGTCTTGCAAGCTGTGCAAGCTCTAAATATATAACTTTCAATATCAACCACTAATAACATTAATTACCTCGCAATCCTTGTACATATTTGTAAGCTATAAATCTTTTTAATAATTTATGACTTACATATTTATATCTATCTGCAAACATATACTTCTGAAATAAATATTGATACCAGTTGTATAGCGCATATCCTTTTATAACTTTGTATCGTATCATTTACCACCTTGTAAAACCTAAACTAACAAATCCTATTAAGACTAATAACCATACTATCTTTATTATCACTTCAAACTCCCCCTAAAATCTTCGTAAGCTCTTTTAATATCTGCCGGTACTGTAAGGTCATAGATTGTAATTTCAACCCTAGGTCTATCAGTAGATATACCGCCAAAAGTATTAAAGGTTAGTGGTAAATTTTCATGGCGGTCATCTGGCAATCTACCTAGTTCTACTATTGCATCTTCAAAAAACTTTTGATGTATTGATGTTACATTACCTATATCAAACCTACGTTTATCACCTTTGAATACTCTATATTGAATTGCTATTTTATCTAAGGGTACTGGTATTTGGTCTAGTATTCTATCTTTCATAAATGCTTTATAGTTTACCTTGGCAGAATTAAGAGTACGAAAATAAGCATTACGATAATTATTTAAGTTAAGTATAAACTGTCGTTTACTATTGATACTAATAGCAAGAGGACTTTCGATTATTGTAACCATCTATTAATTCCTCCGTCTCTTCTTCTGTAAAATAATCTTTAGCTATTTTTCTAAATTCATCTATAGCTATTTGTTCCCTTACTATATATTCCATCTGTCTAATTAATCCATCTACATCAGGTTTACCAGTATCTTGTAATGCTGTTAATAACTTTTGTACTTTTTTCTTATTCATCTATACCTCCAAGTCCTTTAGACAATCTTCACACACGAATATGTAAGGAGTTTCATCTCCAATTTCTTCTACGTATTGTGGTTTAAGTTTATAATGACTAGGGTACTCTCCACACATCGTACATTTATGTGGGTACTTACTAGGTTCGTACATATTTTGTGTACGTTTTAAACCTTGAGCTTCTAATGCAGAAGCAAAAATATTATCCTCAATACTCATTATACTGTACCTCCATTAATTAATTCATCTACTTGTTTTTCATACCAGCTACAGCTTTTAAGAAAATCTTTTAAGTGGTCTGCTAATTTGGTTAAGTCTAAGTTTGCATTAAACTTGTAGCTTACTTCGGTATCATCATCTACATACTTTAGTTCGTAATAATAATTATTCATTTATACCTCCAATAATTCCTTTACCATTACGATAGCTATAACATATGTCACTACTACCATTGGTAAAAATATTACCGTTGTTAATACTGTTTCCATTCGTTTAACCTCCTATTTGTTTTTGTTATTATATCTAAAAAATCTGTATCAATTTGTCTTGGCTTATATTCAGGAGCTATATCTAATAACGTTTCATAAATCTTATCACATATTTTATTATAGGTAACTCTATCTAAATCCTCTGATTTAAGAGTTAGTATATGATATATAATAAAACCTAGTTTCTGTAATATCTTTTTATTCATTTACTAAGCTCCTCTATTCTTCTAATTCTTTCTGCTGTACTAGGATGAGTAGGATGAGTAGTATAATAATGTTCAGGTGGAGTTATAATTATTAATCCCCCTTTTAAATCTGCTTTGAGATGTAGAAATCTTGAAATTAATACCGCAAATCTATCAGCTTGAAATTCAAATCGTCTATTCATATTATTAATAACTTCACGATTGCATCCATTACTACATTGCATTTCTACTGCATTGATTTTCATTAGGTGTTCCATTACTACGTGTCCTATTTCATGATAGATAGCTCCTCTCAATTGTTCTTTAGTATATAATTCCCTAAGTCTAGAAGTAATAAATATCATATCCATATGGGTAGTATATACCAACAGATTTTTATCTTGTAATTCAGTAAAAGTACAATCTTTTTTATATACCTTACAGAGTAATTCACCTTCCTTGAATACTAAGTCTCGTTCTAATGGAGTACAAGCATCAGCTAATGGTACTGCTAATAATAATATTATTATAACTAGTAATATCAATTTAAGAAATTTCATTACCAACCCTCCATAAATTGTGTACGTTCTTTTATAAATCTCATCCGGATATTAGTACCAGCCCTACCTCCTCTATTCTTAGCTATAATCAATTCACCTTTACCTTGATTGTATTGATTGTGTAAGTTATGTACTTCATCTCTATAAAGAAACATAACTACATCTGCATCTTGTTCTATAGCTCCAGAGTCTCTAAGGTCTGATAGAATAGGTCTTTTATCTGCTCGTTGTTCTAGTGTTCTAGATAATTGACAGAGTGCTAGAATAGGTATATTGTACTTCATAGCTAATTCTTTTAATCCTCTAGAGTTTTCAGTTACCTTTTTATAATCCTCTATTCTTGAATTATCTATTGCATTCATTAATTGTAAATAATCTATTACTACTAAATCACAACTACCAAACTGTTGTTTACATTGTAGTATATATCTCTCTATTGAATGGAGATTAGTTCTAGTTTCAGATATCATTTTAAGTTTACTATGAGATAATTGTTCCCCAGCTTTTGTATATGTACTTAGTATCTCGTCTTGTTTTTCTTTCATGGTTGCCAAGTTAGATAAGCTATATCCTGTTATTCTACTTATAGCTCTTTGTACATATTCCTTATTAGTCATCTCTAAACTAAAGAATAATACATTCTTTTCTTGTGCTACATATTCTGCTATCTGTTGAGCTAATGCAGATTTACCTACTGCTGGTCTAGCTCCTATGATATATAATTTACCTCCGCATAAACCAGAGAGTATATTATCTAGAGTTGGAAATCCTGTAGGTAATCCTAATGTACCAGTACCTGTTTCAACCATTTGTTCAACATCATTCCAGAAATCCATAAACCCAGACTCTAAGCCAACAAAGTTTGTATGAGATGTACGAGTCATTATTTCATTAGCTTTTAAACTTAATGTTGTCGCTATATCATCTACATCCTCTTTGTTTTCTAATCTACTAATAGAGTCTCGACATAGATTTAATAGATATCTTAGCTTAGAGTATTTTATAATAATCTTAGTTAGTTGTTCCCAATTCCTTGATGTGATATAGTTGATAGTTAAATCTGCTAAGATAGTATTAACTTTATTTAAGTCTCCATTAAACTTTAATAGTTCTGCTACCGAAACATTATCTGTAGGTTTACCTTGCTTATGTAATTCTACTATAGCTTCAAAGATTAATCTATGAGGTTTCTGATAAAAATCATAAGCATTAATACTAGATAATATATTAGATATTTTACTCTCATCATTAAGACATATAGATAATATATTATCCTCAGCTTCTTTACTATATAAATCCTCTATTGTTTCCATATTAAAATCCTATTGTTATACCCAAGTTACCTGCCCAAGAGTCACTACCACCATAACTAGCTCCTCCGGATAACATTACTCTATCATTAAGATAGTGAAATACCCCAATAGCTCCGGCTACATTATCCGCATACATACCAGTACCTATAGATATTTGAGTTTTACCTTGATGTCTAGGGTTAGGATGAAGTGCTGTTAATGCAGTGACTGTAGCTAAACCTCTTTCCAATCTATTATCTAATCTATTTATTTGTTGTTGCATATTATCAACTCTATTATTAAGATGAGATACATCATTCCTAATTGCATTGATATTAGAAGTATTAGTTTGTACTTGCCTATCTACTCGTTGTATATTATTTTCTATCTGAGAGGTGTCTATGTTGGTTTCTATACCCGTTTGAAATATATTACCTAGATTATCTTGCACATAAAACTTACCGTCTTTCATAAAGCTCTTAACTATCTTAGTATCATAATCCGTTACATGAAATGTATAACTATTATAAGTTTTAGTTCCTTGCTTACCGTTAAATCTCATTTGTTGTTCTGATACTAAATTCTTAGGAGTATATTTAGTCTTTGGTTGTTCCCACATTTCTATACTTTGTAACGTATCTACCTTGAATATTTCTTCAAAGCTAGAGTTAGAATAACTAGCTGATATATCTCCAGCATAACTAGGTAATCCTATTAATAATGTTAATAGTAATAAACGTTTCATCAAACCTCCTTATCTATATCTATATTATATTTATCTACTAAATAAATAATCTCTTGATTATCATACCTTAATTCTGGTGGAGTTTGTCTTATGAATTTTATAGCCATAGCTTTAGTATCTATATCAAAGAAATCTATATAATCTTGTTGGTCTTCCGTTATACTGTATTGTGGATAATTACGTACAAACTTTTCAGCTACCCAACCTTTGCCCATTATGTGATAGTGGGATATAGTTTGTAACTCTCTTAACTTTTGTTTACCTCGAACAACACACTCAGTATTTTCTTCTAGGTATTTAATATAGTCATACATATATTCTACTAAGATATGAAATCCTTGTTCTCCATATCCGGAAATTAATCTCTCCATTTGATATGGTCTTAATCTTACCTTACCTTCTGGAGCTTTACATTGTATTCCTTCTCTATTAAGTAATATATATTTAGCTCTATGAAGGTCATATCTCTCAGTTAGTATTTGATATATCTCCTTCATATATTTATCCGGAAGTGTAGATATATAGGATATAAGAACTTCTCTATCTGTTTGTTTATGTTTATCTGCCATTACATACTCCTATTAAAATAATGAAACCAATCTGCTTTATATATTTCAGTAGCTGTTGTAACTCTAGCCAGATACTTACCATTTAGATATGCCATATCACTATATCCTTTAACGCATATCTTATCACCAACTGCCAACTCATTCGTAACATAACCCATCAGACAACCATAGACTCGGACTGTTACTGAATATGTAACCTTATCTACAAATTTATCTGACCCTAGTTCTCGCAAGAGATAACCTGTACATCTTAGAGTTACATAAGGTTTATCTTGCCATGAGTTATCAGTTATCTCCCTTATTATTAAATTATGTATTTCATTCCAGCCAGACTGGTTCCAACCTTGTGTCATAAGTTAAACTTATCCTTTAAATATTTACAACCCTCAGATATATCTCGTTCATACCATGGGGTACCTTCGATATATTGCCGAGCAAGTTCCTCTGTATCAATAAGTTTATAATCCATAGACATAGTAATATTAATAGCATCCGCTAAAGCATCACTAGCTTTACGTTTATTAGTGTACATCTCAGCATACTCTTTAAGTCGCTTACGTATCTCAGCCGGACTATAATCCTTATTTGTTCTCTTTAAATAATTATCAAGTTGAACACAACTATAAGAGACAACTTCTGCTCCGTACTTATGTACTAAAGCATTAAAAAATCTTGAGGAAATAGTAAACCTATCGAACTCTATGCTATCTTTATATTGTATTGTCTTGTGGATTTTATCTCTTTGTTCTCGTGGTAAGAGTAACCGCATTGTTTTTTCCCTAGCTTCTAGATAATAACATAAGTTATTTATATTAACCATTAGTGCAGTTAACATATATCTATTAGTTAGTATCTCGGTTGCTATCTTAAACTTATCATATTTATTTCTATAATCTTTATCCATAGTTACCTCTTAATGGGGTGATGAGTGGGAGTTGAACCCACATTTCTAGAGCCACAATCTAGGGTTTTACCGTTAAACTATCAACACATAAACAAGGAGGGATTAAACCCTCCGTACCTTTTCGGGATTGAAATCAATAACAGTACCTTGATTGTTTGTGGAGATTGTAAATAAATTCAGTTCTGCTAACTCTTTAAGACCCCTACTTACTGTAGATTTATTCTTATATCTCAGAGATTTACGTAGGTCTTCCATACTAAAAGCAAAAACATTATCATCTACCGGTTCAAATTCTGAGTAATATTCATACGCATATAATATCTTTGCTAAGATTTTAGAGAGTGTTTTGCTTCTTAGTATTGTTATTAATTTAGTACTGTCAATTTCAAACTTCATATATTATTTTCCTTTTTTCTGTTCAAGTATAAGACTCGTCGTCCAACCACCTACTGCAAAAGCAAATTCAGTTGGGTCTAAACCTCTAGCTTTTATTGCTTCTTGTATCTGTAAAAATAAATCTATTCTTGCATTTATTTCTGCATTAATATCTACCGGTTGCGGAGCTGGTTTTTGATATCCTCCTCCGTTATTATAATTATTTTGTTGATAACCTCCGTTACCTCCTCCATAATTACCTCTATTATAATTGCCGTATGCCATTCTTACCTCCTTCTTTTAATACTTGTCGGCACTCTATCTCACTTAGATAGTTATCTTTATATAATTGTAATACATCCTCTAATAATAGTTTATGACTTTGGTATGCCTTGCATACACTCCTTACATAAGGACTTAGTTTCACTTTTAATCACCTCCATTAGTTCACCAATATTACCAGTAACATTATAAGTATGTCCATTTGTAAACCCTATAACTACATCTTGTTCTTGCTTGATTATATAAGATATAGTATAAGGATTAATATATATTTCATTACCGTCATAAGCTAATCTAGTCTTAATCATATAGCATTACCTCCAACTTTTTAAGCATAAGTTTACATTTTATACATACAAATTTTAATTGATTAGGAATTTTATATTTCATTATCACCTTCAAGTTCTCTCTCGACTTCTTGTTCATATAATAATTCTTCCATTCTTAAAGCTCTAACGTATAAGTCTTGCTGATTTTTATTTCGTTTCATATTCCACAAACGGTCTATTATATCTCTATGATTTCTTCTTACATAATCAAAACTATACATTAATACCTCCTTTAATTATTATAACATATTTACTATATCATTTACCAAAATTTATAATAGTTGTGTAATATTTATTTACAATATTTATTATAAATATTTCGGCTTGTATATTTAGCTGAGTGACCCCAATGTTTATAGATAAAATCATTAATTAATTTTGCATCCTCTTTATTATCTAAAACATCTCTCATAAATCTCAACCAGTTGAGTGTATTATTTTCTGTCAGCATGATTATATCTCCTATTAAATTTATCTATTACTTCTGCTCTATATCTTTTAATTATATCATATACTCCTTGATAAGTTATATTACCTATAGTCTTAGCTATTTCTAAGATACTATAGTCTTGTAATCTCAATTTTAATATTTGTTTAGACTTATCTGTACAATTAAGAGTATCTATAACTTCATTTAATATATTAATCTTTTTATTATATTCTATTTTATTGTCCAATTCATCCGGTTCAGCTTCTAAACTATACATAGTATCTATATCAACTTCGTTCTCAATTTTCTGTTGTCTATTAATAGTTCTATAGATTGCTCTAGTTATAGCTGAGATAGCATAGTTTTTAAATGTACCTTTATCTTTATCATACTTCTCTATAGCTTGCCATAAAGCTATGAGTCCTACTTGCTCTATCTCGTTCCAATCTAAATAAGTTTTATAACTAAATGTATTATATTTACATTTATTTATTATAGCTTTAACTAACTTCTTGTTACTATTAAATAGCTCTAAAGGATTAGTCATTACTATTTACCTCCTGTCTTATTAACTCTTTAAATGGGTCACACAATCCAAGATTAAAAAATGGTTTATATATACTCGTACCATAGAAATCTTTTATAGTTAATTCATTACGTTGCTTATCATAGCTATAAGTTTGTCCGTCATTCCTTATTACAACATCCTCATAAATAGCTCGTAGCGCACGTTCAACTGCCTTATCATAACTCATTTTATGTCTATTAATAGTGTTGCGTTTTTTAATTGTCATTGTCGTCCTCCTCTAATTTTCTTGAGTTGTAATGTACCAATTCTAATATGTTTTTAAGTTCTTGTTTTGTGAATATTATCTTTTGTGTCTCGTTATTAAATTTATATATAACTTTAGAGTATCTATCATTATTAGTTGAAGACTCAAAACAAAAGTTTTTATTGTGATATTTTACATACTGTGGATGAGTCTTTATACTCTTGTCTAGTGCTCTAAAATAATTATATAAAAATTCTAGGTTATTAATGCTCATTATACATCCTCCTCTAATTCATAATATGTTTTAAGACTATGGGGTGACTGAGATAATTCATTAGCTAACTCTAATAGCTCTGAGTTACACTTAGGGCAATGAAGCACCCATTCACCTTGACTGTTTATAGTTAGTACTATATTATTTTCTGTAGCTTTAAATCCACAATCTTTACATTTATAAATATTCATTTATTACTCCTTATATATTAGTATCAAGTTCTAATTTATAACAACGTTCTAAGTAATCTATTGTTATTAAATCCTCGCAGATATCTATATCACCATACAATTCATACCATAGTGTTTGATTTATAATAGCTTCATCATAGCTATCAAATAATCCTATATAACAATTACCGTATGTGTTAAGATATTCACAATCTAAATTAAACTGATTATACTTATCTTTAAAATCTACTTTTATAGGTTCCGAATATTTTATAGTTAAGAATTTGGTTATCATTTTAATTACCTCCGCTGTTATATTCATAATCATATTGATAGTAACGTTCATCATATAGGTTTTGTAAATCATCATCTAATTCAAATAAATAAAAGTCATGAATATCTAAGAAATCATCATCAGTTCTTAGGCTAACATTATCTATATTACATATAGGAGTTGTTCCCAATTGAGTTAGCTCCTCGTTACTTAATGATTTAATCATGCGTTCAATTTTCTTATATTCTTTTTTAGTTAACTTAAACTTATCTATAAATTCATCTCTAGATATATCATAATATTTTTTGTATTCACTATCTAACCAAGCCATATATTCATCATCATAATCATCATAAAATTTATTGTTATATAATCCATAATCTACATAGCTATTATTACTATACCATACTCCATTTACCCATTCACCGGCAGACTCATTCAGTATAAAGTAATCACCATTATTATTTAAGAATATAAATTTATTATGATGTCCTATTCTATCCTTAATTAATTGCATAATAGAATTATTATATATAAAATCCTCCGGTAAATCTTTTAGATACTTCTCAATAAATAAAACCGTATCTGATTTCTTACTATTTTCAGGTACATCTATATCAAGTACACCGTTATGTATAAGTACCGTACTATTATTTACTATATGCGGATGCGAATTATCTTTATCTATCAATCCGCTTGTACTAATCCTACAATGGATAAGGATATTACTATCCGCTTTATCCTCTATCTTATGATAGGTATTTATAAAAGTATCTACATCAAATATACCTTTAGTAATATAAAGAGTACCGTTCTCAGTCCATGCAAAACCACCTCCATGAGGATTATTTTTAAACGATGTCCTTAGTATATCATCCGTAATAACACCTTGCTTAGTTTTTAATATTGCTATACACATATTAATTATACCTCCAATGTCTCAGTAGTATCAATCATTTCTAATACATAGATAGTGTTGTAATATTCATATGCTTTATTAAATATATTCTTTTCTATCATAAAGTTATATAAGTATGGGTACTTAGTTTTATTATTATAAACAAAATCTATAAATCCCGATGTAGTACATACTAAATCAACCTGTTGTTTAACATAATCCTCTAAAGCAAATAAACATTCCATATTTTTTATAACTCTTTCAAGTCTAAGATTACTATTAAATATTCTTAACTCATGAGTATCAGTTCTCATATCATAATTTAAAGCGGTATCGTGGTTACCGTAACCATTTGGAGATAACATATTATGCTCGATTATACTCGCAGGTGAATTATCTAGAATACTTATATCACACCAATTTCTCATAGCTGATTTAGTACGTTGAGATATAGCTAACCAGATATCTCTATCATTATCATCACCGTATAATATGCTAACCATATTAGCAACTTGTAAACCTCGTTCTAACGGTTTAAAATGTATATGTATTCCCCCTCCGTTATGACCAGTACAATCATTATCTCTAAGGTATTTTAATCCTTTATCTAATAACGGGATAAATTCTTTGTAGAAGTATTGTCTACTTAATGGCATAGATACCATTTCATAACCTTCTACTGAACTATCTCTCATTAAGACTACATTATCTCCCATGATTTCTTGAAATTCTGTTGACGTACTTTTATCTCCGGTAATTTCTAATTCTAAACCATATAATTGTTCGTAATTATTATTCCTATCCTCATCATTTAAGTATTTAGGTATATATTCTACCTCCTCATCATGATAACTATAGATTACATTGTGTTTATCATGGTAACAACATTCACAATACGTACAATAATTATCCTCATCATAATAACTATTATCTATCCAGATAGTCTCACCACATTCATCGCATGTTGTAAATCTCTCATGCCAACAATCCTCGCAATAAGGATTACCGTCCGCCCCCCAATACATATCATCCTCATGTATATATTCATCACATGCTTCACATCTGTAATAGTGATTATCTAAACAGTCATCACAAACAGTTTTGCTATAGTCATCTAAATATGTTACTTCATCATTAGGATGATATTCCCCACAATCCTCACAATATGAAAAGTTATCATCAAAGCAATCAGTATGATAGTACTCATTATCATACTCAACAAAGTCATCTGCTTCTAAGTCAACAACTTCTCCGCAAATAGGACATATAATTTTATCGTCTGACATTATAATACCTCCTTATCTTATATTGTATATGGGATTGAAATACAATTCACGTTGCAATCAATCCACAATACAATACAAAATACTTTACGACTTTCACGTATTGCCTGCTTATTTCACTGCTAGTTGTTATCGTATTATAACAACGGCAAGTAACATATAAAAAGACCTGTTGCAATTTCACTGTTACAACTATCTTAATATACTATAATTCCTTCATCTAGTGTCTGCCAATTATAGTTGCAAGCTCACGCATACAATTTTTTTTATTAAGCTAGAATTTAAGTATGCTTTTATCTAACTAGCTATTGATTAATCAATCTATGTATCAATATTTCACTATTGAATTTTTGCTTATACTCTTATTAAGTACTCTTTTTTGATATTTGAAACACTTTGTAAATAAATTGTTACATTTGTTTATTATCTAATTTTACTTATAACTTATAACAGCTTGATTTTATAATACAAATATAACTATTACTTAGTTCAATGTTTATTTAGTTATCAAATAAGACTTAATAATTCAGTTGTCTTATGTTAGCATTAAGTACCGAATTAGAATTTTTGAAACACTTTTGCTAACTTTTTGTAATATATCTTAATAAAATACACTTGTAATTGAATAATAGATTGAAATTCATATTTGAAATTATTTATATCGTAACGATATATTTTAAAGTTTGACCTGTTTTTATTTTATAACTAAGCGATATATTTCAAACTGAATTGTAAATAATTGTAACAAAATTGATTAATTTATTAAAGTTTATGTTTCAATTTGCCGTTAATGTGGCTAGATATATATAGATAGTAAAATAATGGAGGCAAGAATATTATGAGTAAAGATTATGTAAGTTATGTAATTGAGTATTCCGGTAATTGTACTGAATGGGTATTTGATACTTTAGAAGAATTACAAGAGTTTAACCAGTATATTGATAATGTAATTGAAATAAGTAAAATTAGAGTAGTTTACAATTATTATTTTAATGGTAGAAGTTTGAAGGACTTAGATATTAAAGGAGCAATTAATAATAACGACAAAGATATAGTTACTAAACTTGATAATTATATACCACATATTGATTATAATTTTGTACTGAGATAAAACACTGAATAATTAGATGGGGAAAGGATTTACGCCTTAAAATTATTACCCATTGCCCCCCTAAATCGAATAGGTGGGGGGTTTTTTCTTGGGGGGTAGGGGTTAGTCCCTTTCATTTACGGTGAGCGAATTTGAGGTCAGTACCAAATTTATATCGCTTAGATATATTTATATCGCTTCGATATACCAGAAAAATAAGAAAGAAGAAAATCACTTTCTTTCCC